CTCACTGTATATGTATATAGAGGGTAACCCGTACTGCGTAGGTTGGGTATCCGCTGGGCAGAAACCCGATAAAACCCATGATGCGCGCACCGGCAGGTGGATTACTGAGTACACCATCAGTAGCCCGAATATAGTGAACAACCGATACTCCGACTATAACGACGAACACTATACGAAGACGACGGGTAGCTGCGCCACCGCACTGCGCCACATTAAGCGGTACATGCGACCTTACAGCCCACGAGATATGTTGATGGTAACCTTTTCAGACGTAGTGAGTAAGGTTACTAGCGTGGCGCATACAGCTCGGCAGGACTTACGAGCGTCCGTAGAGACGATGTTTAACATATCATCCTATACACCTGACAGCCCACTACTTACAGAGCTACGACATCTGGTAAAAGCTGGACATACGTTTCTAAGCCCAGCGTTCAGTGCAGACTTAGTGAAGTACTTCGAGCTAAAGGATAATAGTAGTGCGCTGTCTGGTCGCGAGGTACCGATGTGGTTCGTTCGTGTTTATGAGTGCATGGGTGCTCAGAAGTTTGAGACTGTATATATCGGCAATGCGACATCCGCGTATACATCGACATCTAACACAGTAGATCGCTACGAAGCAGACAACCTACCGGATCACATCATGGGTAAACTATCTGTTCTTAACATGTTAGCCGATGGCGAGTACGTCGATGGTGTAGGGTACCGCGCCGGTGAAGGCATGTTCTATGTGGTGGATTAAGTATGTTGGTAAGCTACGTTCGCTAGCTGTGGGTTCGGAAACGGTTAGGGCGCAGAAGTGGCAGGAATCGATTAAGTTTAACCCGAGGTATCTCACGGTGAAGAATCCTTTTGCATCCACTAGCACCGACACTGAGTGGTACTGGGTAGGTGATAACGGTGGATCTATACAGGATGATAACATATACCGCGTTATCGTACTGGATGGTACGAAACCTGTCGGTGTGATATGTTTAGGTATAGATAAGCTTGACACTCCGCTGGATGCTACATATCCTTCGGTAGATGCGTTGCCTTTGTGGGTACAGGAGAAGTTAGCAGTACTAATGCTGACCAGTGCAGTGCCCCCCACAATAGACGTTGTGGGTATCGGACGTAGGATAGACGTCAACGTCTATTGGGTTTATAGATAATGTTAGTGACGCACTAACACGGGGGGCCACCAGCCCTTCGGGAACTGGTATCAAAAAAGAGGAACTACGTTATGACTACTAACAACACAAAGCAGGAAATCGCGGAATATCGGGAGCAGATAAAGATGCTCATCGAGACAGTCGACATACTAGCGAGTAGTAACATGTCCCCCCAAGTAGTGGAGACGTTATTAACAAGCGCCCATTGGACGCTAGACAAGTACCCCCAAGAAGAGCAGGAGAACTAAAGATGAAAAAACTAATGTCGACGACAATGGTGTCGTCGACACGGAGAGGCGAAACCAAAATGAAAAAACTAATTGACGACATCAGCGGGTATACATTCACATACCGTGCTGGGATACCACACAGACACCAAGCCGTGGCATCTGCGGTACGGTACGACTGGTCACGGCCCAAGCTCATCGAAGCACAGGCCAAAGCGATATTCCACATGATGGTGGGCGTCGAAGTACAACCGATGATATTGGAGAACTAAGATGACTAAACTTGAGGAATTGAAACTAGCATGGGACGAAGCTAACGATGCACGAGACAAGGCCCTCGATGCACGGGACAAAGCTAACGAGGCACAGGACAAGGCTAACGAGGCACAGGACAAGGCTAACGATGCACTGGACGAGGCTAACGGTGCATGGGTCAAGGCTAACGATGCACGAGCCAAGGCTAACGGTGCCTACCAAACCGAACTAACTAAAGAGGATTGAATGATGACTAAATTAGAAAAATTAAAAATAGAGTCTGTCGAGGCTGACACTGTAATGACTAAGCGTGAAACCGTGGCAATGCATTTGTTCGCTGGGATGCTCTCGCAAGACAGAAACGACCCGGAATACGCAGTATACAAAGCAGATGAACTACTACATATTCTGGCGAGACCAGAGTAATGCCCAGCCCATGCGTAAAAGTTTGTAAGGTAGTAGCCGAGGTCTGTGTCGGCTGTGGTAGGACTCTCGAAGATCTTAAAGCGTGGGCTACCGCAACCGAGGCAGAGCAACAAGCAATAACAGAAGCAGCGAAACGGAGAATAAAATGATAACACTATACGTAATGATAGCTTTAGCAGTAGTTATGTTCTGTGTACAGATAGCTTACTGTATCTATTTTGAACATATGCGTTGGTACTGGGCAGTTTATAGTGCCGTCGTAATATACAGTTTGGTGGTTGTACTACTTGCAGTGCTGGCGAACATCGACACCATATTTCCCCAAGTTCTTCTCAAGGTATAGACCATGATAAAATTCAAACGCTTGACAACGACGTGTACAACACCAAAACGGGCCACAGCGGGGTCCGCCGGGTTCGACATCTACTCAGACCAAGACCTCGCACGCGTTCACTTCGGGCAAGTAGCGAGTATCAGTACAGGGATTGCCGTTGCCATACCAGATGGGTTCGTTGGTCTGATCAAACCACGCAGTGGGCTGGCCGTTAGCCGAGGCGTGGACACCATGGCAGGTGTAATTGATTCCGATTACCGTGGCGAGATCCGTGTCGTAATGACGGTGCACAGTACAGACATCGTGCCGTTTAGAGTTGAGCGCGGTGAGCGTATTGCACAGTTAATTGTAGTGCCGGCAATGTTGGTCTCGACTGAGGTGGATGAGCTGGACGACACCACACGGGGTAAGAAAGGTTTTGGCTCGACGGGGATCAACTAATGACACTGGAACAACTACAGCACAGGCTGAAACCTCTTAACCTGAAGTACGTTGCGCGGGAGACGGGGGTAAGCTACTCGTCTATATACAACTTAGCGAACGGGGGTAAGCGGGTCTCATTCCCAATCGTTACAACATTAATGGAATGGTTGGAGGCACAATCACAATGAACATTTATATACTTAGCTGGTTAGATGACCGTATGGAAAAGCAAACAATGCCTGTCGCAGCGGATACCGAAGCAACCGCCTACGACATTTGGGAAGATGAGGTAGCCGACGATCTTTGCTCTGAGTTGACAGAGATTGTTTTGTGGGAGAAGCCGCAATGAGCCGATACACACCCCAGAAAGCGCCGTGTTATTCGTGCGGGCGGATTGTTGCCGCACCCCTGTACCTCAACCACAAAAGCGGCAAGCGCCACAGCAGCTGCATACAGTGCGAAGAAAAATACAGGCAGGTAACTGCGCGTAGCGAACTGGATCGCATAGACTACACTAAACTAAACTCACTATGGAGAGTAACAACATGAACTACGCAAAGGTAACACCTGAAAGTTTACGGTCCGACGCCGAGAAAATGTACGTTCGTGCAGATGCGTTAGAGCAGAAGCTAAAGTTCTTCGATGGTAAAGTGTGCGAGCTGTGCGGTGGTACAAAGCGCCACACAAGAAGCGCACGTTGTGTGAATACCCGAGATCACATCGACAATTCTCTGCTTGTAGAAGATCTACGGCATCCGCGAACAGAACAACTTAGTACGAGGAAATGGTAATATGGCGATGACTCCCGAAGCAAAAGTTAAGAAGAAAGTAGTAGCACACCTGAAGACGTTAGGAGCTTACTACTTCTACCCAGTCACTGGCGGGTTTGGTAATAGCGGTGTCCCAGACATCATTGGTTGTTACGGAGGTACATTCTTTGGTATAGAATGTAAGGCGGGTAAGAACAAACCAACACCCCTACAAGAAAAGAACTTATCAGCTATAAAAGCCAACGGTGGTATAGCCATCGTTATTAATGAAGACAACATAGACGACGTGCTGATCTATGTTGGTGGTATGCACAAGAACCCACAACAGCTCGAACTTGATCTTACGTTTGCGTTTACGGGTACGTGATCTCAGCACTGCAATGGAGAAATGTATGTTAGCAAAGACTAAAGAATACTGGGAAGACCTCGCGTGTATATGTGAGACAGCCGAGGCCATCGCCCCGAAGTGGTCACCCCTGAAGTACGTGTTCAAGTGGTATGCCAGCGTCGCTCGCAAGAATGCTCTAAGCGCGCCTACCGATGCGGAGATCTGTGTGAAGGAGCACGGTGATGAACGATAACCCACGTAGGGAGATGCCCTACACAGAAGATATGGTGAACCACCCAGCGCATTACAGCTTCGGCAGTGTCGAGTGCATTGATGGTATAGAAGCCTCGATGACAGCTGAGGCGTTTAAGGGATACTGCAAAGGCGCAGCACTG